TGTACAATCAGGTGGGGAATGTAATTCAAATAATGTAGGTTTAATTGTTAATGGACAACCTTGGGACTGTATGAGCGGTGGAGTTTCTAAAAGAAAACAAGGAAAGAAAAGCAAAAAGTCAAAGAAAAGCAAAAAGTCAAAGAAGACAAAGAAGACAAAGAAGTCAAAGAAAAGCAAAAAGTCAAAGAAAAGCAAAAAGTCAAAGAAGACAAAGAAGACAAAGAAAAGCAAAAAGTGAAAAACAATAAACACAAAATAAGAGGAAATAAAATAACTATATAAAGTAATATGAAATCCAGTGATATTACTTTATCAATATTTATAGTTTTAGTTTTTATAGCAATGTATTTTTATAATATTTTAGCAGTTGGAATTAAGAATGTACAAGACAATTGGCCAGAATATAGATGTAATCCAATGGTAATGCCATTCGCTGGAACATTTGGTCACGATGCTGGACAAAACTTTACATATTGTATTCAAACAATGCAATCAGACTATATGGGTGTTTTGTTACAACCAATGAATTATGCAATGTCTGTAACCAATTCGGCAACTGGTGGTATTATGAACTCTATACAATCGGTTAGAGAATTTATCAACCAGTTGCGAAACTCAATTACAAGTATAGTACAGAGTATATTTGGTGTATTTTTGAATATATTGATTCAATTTCAATTTATCATTGTCAAAATAAAAGATACAATGAGTAAAATAATTGGTATTATGGCTACAATGATGTATATTTTACAGGGTTCAGTAATGACAATGCAATCATCATGGAATGGTCCACCTGGAGATATGGTTAGATTTATGGGAAAATTACAGATATAAAATATATATATAGTATAATAATTACATATGGATAATAGTACAATTAATAAAGTAAATAATAATATAACAGCCGCTATAAATAATATATATGATAAAAGCGGATTTTTAGACAAATACGGTGGCTCGTTATGGTTAACTGTTCTAATTGGTATATTGTTTTTTGTAGCTATATCATATTACCATATATATAATAATTTACAACCAATAAAATCAGACTGGCTTAATCAGCGATGTAATCCAGGCGTAATACCATTTGCTGGATTGATTAACCGTCCAGATGACATGAGTGTATATGATTTCACTGCCGAAAATTTCAATTACTGTATTCAAAATATATTACAAGACATTGCCGGTGTATTTCTTGCTCCAATACATTATTTAGTAAATTCAATAAACATAATAGTATCCGGATTGAGTGAAGCAGTACAATCAATACGAAAAATATCGAGTAATATTCGTGGGTCTGTTGCTGGTGTATCAAGTGAGATTATGGATCGTTCTATGAATATAATGATTCCATTACAAAAGATTGTAATAAAAATAAAGGACTTATTAAGTAAATCACAAGGTGTAATGACAACAAGTGTGTTTACATTACTTGGTACATATGATACACTGCGATCACTAATTGGTTCGATTGTAGGAATTGTTGTTGTATTATTACTCAGCATAAGCATGTTAGTATATGAACTATTTCTTATACCATTCGGATTTGGTTTACCATTTGCGATTCCATTGGCTGTAATGTTTATTTTAATTGCAATACCTGGTATTATGGTATATATTGTACAGGTATTGATTCTAAAAAAAATGGTAAGTCCCATACCAGGGCTTTAGGAACGATTTTATATTTTTCACGATTATCTGAACCCAATATTTAGATAGATTTTTAAACTTGAAGAATATTATTATATAAGAATTATATATAATAATATGGAATTTAAATTATGCGGTTTAACAATGCGTGTAGAAGTTGTCGTGATATGTCTTATACTTGGCGCAATATTAGGAGGTCATCTATTTTGTTCATGTAGTCGTGTTGGATTAATAGAAGGTATGCAAACAATTGGAGCTTCATTAGATTATAAGATGGGTTCAGATGTTACTAACAGCTGGACTAATAAGGCCACACAATATGCAGATAAAATGGGTTATGCTGACTCTAGAACAAAGCACTCACAAAATCAAGGTACTCCTGTACCTTTACCAGATGGTCAAATGTACATGTTTGCCGACAATCAATTCAAACCAGAATGTTGTCCATCTACCTATTCTTCTAGTACCGGTTGTGCTTGTATGACACAAGAGCAAGTTAGTTATATTAACGAGCGTGGTGGTAATCGCACAATGGCTCCTGCTGAGTATTAAATTAAATATTAAATTTAATTAAAATAATAATATTTTATGAAATTTCATCAAATATTATTCATCAAAAGTTAATTCGCATAACCGACAATATTTAATTTTTATCATATTTTCATCAACACCTGATTCAATATAGTCTTCTCTGATTATATGTTTACATATACATTTTAAATAGGCATCTATTTTGCGGATGGTATTAGTATTATTAGATAAATGTGTATCCAATACATTATTAATATTATTAATATTTTGGTTTGGGTTAATATAAATTGAGTTTTGAACATCATCTACGAATGCTTCTTGTCTCATAATATCATATTTAAGTTTCAATAAAAAATCTACAGTATTACAGTTTATTTCGTTTTCGCAATAATTTTGTTTTTTTTTATTTCCATTGTCACATTTACATAATTGTGAATGAGCAGTAGATATATTCATATTATATTTATATATTGTAAATTCTTTATTTTCATTTTTATACATACATGGTATTAAATAGATATTTTTTATTGTCATCTTGTTTAATTAACTTATTAAGAATTTCTGTTGTTACCGTCAATGGGAATTCGACTTTTAATGTCATTTCATTCTCAAATAGGTTTGATTCGGGTTTCATGAGGCGATATAGATTTAATTTGGTATAAATGATTTCCAAACATCTCTTTAAATTTCTAACACCACTTTCACTGTCTGTGTAATTTTCAACAATGTAGTCAATCGTTTCATCGGGAATAATAATGTCTTCTGGTTTGAAGTTTACTTGTTCAACAATCTTTGGAATGAGGTAGTCCTTAGAAATGATGCGTTTGTCCTTCTTTTCATACCCTTTGGTTTGAATTTTATACATTCTATCTAACAAAATTGGGTTGACTTTGGACTCGTCGTTATAGCTGAATATGAATAAACACTTACTTAAATCAAAGTCTATTTCCGAAAAGTATTTATCATGAAACTGACTATTTTGGGTAGTATCTGTTAAATGAGTTAGAATACCGGCAATTTCATCACCTTTGGGTGTGTCACTAATCTTGTCTAGTTCATCAAAGTAAATGACTGGATTCATCGACTTTGTCTTTACAAGAATGTCTACAATTTTACCCCAAGTGCTACCTTCGTATGTATAACTATGACCTTCAAGAAAGCTACTATCTGTTGCTCCTCCTAGAGCAATGAATGCAAAGTCACGATTAAGAATTTTACTAATTCCTTCCTTGACTAATGTCGTTTTACCAGTTCCCATTGGCCCCTTGATTGCAATAGCTGTGCCAATAGCGGATGGATTACTAATCCATTGACCAATCATTTGCATGATTTGTAACTTTGCATCATTGAGACCATATACAGCAGTATCAAGAACATGTTTTGATTGTGCCATATATTCATGACATTGTTCAATACCATCATCAATTGTCAGAGGTAAACTTCTATAACGATTAAATGGGATTTGCATGAATGTGTCCACCCAATTCTTAATTTTGTAATATTCGCCATTTCCTGGCTCCATATGACGGAGTGATGAAATCTTATTTAAAGCAACCGATTTTAGATGGATTGGGATATCAGATTCTAGTAAGGTAAGTCGATATGGTTTTTGAACAATATTGATTTTATTAATTTCTTCAACCTCTTTAAGTACCTTTGTTTGCTCTTCGAATGATAAATTATCCTTGAAATATTTATAATCATTCATTAGGCTTTTTTTATTCACTAAATCCTTGAATTTTTTCACATTCTTTCCCTTTTGTGATTTCATTTTCTTTTCATACTCGCGCATTGCTTTTTTTTCTTTTGATTCTAAGTCTTTCAATCCATTTTTGGCTATTTTATTACTAGGATCCTTTTCCAAAATCCCCTCAAATGTTTTTCTGATTTCAGCGAATGTCTCTTCTTGTTTTACGCGTTCATCTTCTAGATTTTGTTTTTTACTTGTCGTATTATTTTCTTCATCTTCACTATCACTATCGCTTTCATCATCTTCACTATCATTATCACTTTCGTCTTCATACTCACTATCATCTTCACTATCATATTCATTTTGTGACTTGTCGCCAATTGTGAAAATAATATTAAACGCTTTCTTTCCATCTCTTCCGACCAATTCAATTGCTTGACCTTCATCAGAATCACTATCGTCCTCATCATCACTGTCTTCTTCGTCTTCAGTTTCTTCAATATCTTCACTTTCGGATTCTTCCTTTTTCGATTTCTTTTTTAAACGATTCGTTTTTGATTTTGTTTTCTTAGACTCGTATCTTTTTATTTGTTTTTTCTTTTTACTAATCTCCTTTTTCTCAACGATTTCTTCATCATCGTCATCGTCTTCGTCATCCTCATATTCTTCAGACTCATGTTGTGATTCTTCTTCTAATTTTTTTAAAAGTTTAGCTTCAGTTTTCACCTTATTTGTCATGAATTTAGATGGAAATATTTTGCTTATCATTTTGCGATATTCATGCATGTCCATATTTTCACCCTCACTTTCACTATCACCATTACAGCTATTATTATCGTCTTCTTCTCCACTACTGTCAGACTCCTCATTTTTTTTTAATTTGCCAACCGGACCAGACGATCTTGTCTGGTATTTCTTGGTTCCAGCTTTGGTAGATTGTTCCTTTTGAATAGGCATTGTTCTAATGTTTATATAAAACTTAAAATACTTTTTAAGTTCAATTTTTTTTAAGTAACATTTGAAATTTTGAAATTGTATTTTATTAAAAAATTGATGAATAAAAAGAAGTTAAATATAAACTAATATTATAAGGAAGCATGGCAAGTCATTCTAATGAATCCATTCCCAAGCAAAAGAGTGCAAAAATTATTGGGATACAATTTAGTATATTAAGTCCGGATGAAATTCGCAGAGGTTCTGTGGCAGAGATTACATCCAGGGATACATATATTAATAACAAACCAGTGATTGGGGGCTTATTTGATCCTCGTATGGGTGTGCTTGAACCTGGATTAATCTGTCCAACCGATGGTTTAGATTATATGGAAACACCCGGTTATTTTGGGCATATTGAATTAGCTAGACCTGTATTTTACATTCAATATTTAAACACCATTATGAAGATTCTTCGTAGTGTTTGTATTAAATGTAGCAAGTTGAAAATCAGTAAAGAAAACTATAAACAAGCAATGAAAATGAACGCAGATGAACGATGGAATTATGTATTTCAATTAGCTAGTAAGGTCACCAGATGTGGCGAGGATAGCGATGATGGTTGCGGATGTCTTCAGCCCAAAAAAATTAAGAAAGAGGGTTTAGCCACATTATTTGCTGAATGGGACAAAATAAATGGTTTAATTAATGAAGATGATACAGATAAATTGAATATGAAGCTGACCCCAGAAATTGTTTTAAAAATATTTCGCAGAATATCCGACGACGATGTGAATTTTATGGGTTTTAGTCCTGTGTTTTCCAGACCTGATTGGATGGTTTGTCAAGTACTAGCTGTTCCACCCCCCGCAGTTCGTCCTTCTATTAAAATGGATGGTCAACAAAGAAGCGAGGATGATATAAGTCATATTTTAGTAAATATTATCAAAGCAAACAAAACACTTCAAGAAAAAATACAAGAAAATGCAAATGCGAATATTGTCGATGATTGGCATACAGTTTTACAATACTATGTGGCTACTCAGGTAGATAATAAAATCCCAGGTGTAGCATCCGTTGCACAGCGTTCTGGACGCCCTCTCAAATCTATTAAAGAACGATTGAATGGAAAAGGTGGTCGTGTAAGAGGTAATCTTATGGGTAAGCGTGTTGACTTTTCAGCCCGTTCTGTTATTACTCCTGATCCAAATTTATCAATTCGTGAATTGGGTATTCCATTGAAAGTTGCCAAAAATATTACAAAGCCTGTCACCGTAAATGACATGAATAAAAAATTCTTACTTAAGTTGGTTAGAAATGGTCCAGATGATTACCCTGGAGCCAAGATATTGGAGAAGAAAAATGGTGAACAAATTACCCTTCGGTATGCGGATAGAGAAAATATCCAATTGGAAAATGGTGATATTGTTCATCGCCACATGATGGATGGTGATGGGGTGTTATTTAACAGACAACCCACCCTTCATAGAATGAGTATGATGTGTCATATAGCAGTTATTATGTACAAGGGTGATACCTTTCGCATGAATGTTGCTGACACAAAACCATACAATGCCGATTTTGACGGGGATAGATTTTGTCCCCAACAGGTGACCGCTCAATAAGTTGTAGATATACTTATTGGGGAAAACGGTGTAAAGTCTACTAGTAAATGTATTTCGTGTAAAGGTACATATTACTAATATAATCATCTAGTCATTCTTTCAAACTAATATAAAAATAAAAATTGCTCTAATTAATAAACAATATCAATAGTATGAATATGATATTAAACAAAGATGAAATAGACAAAGTTGTTGGTGAAATATACAAAATGACAAATACTACAAATGGAAAACATTATATTGGTCAAACACGCAGTCACAGATTAAACCATGATAAATATAGACCGTTTGGATATTTAGGAAGATTCAAAGACCATATACATGAAGCACATTCAAATAAGAAACATAATTCAAGGTATTTGAATTCGGCTTTAAGAAAATATGGGGAAGAATGTTTTACTTGTGAACTAATTCATACTTGTAAAGTAAGTGAATTAAATGAACTTGAAAAACAATCTATAAGTGAATATAATTCTAAATTTCCAAATGGTTATAATTTAACAGATGGTGGCAGAGGATTTACAGATATTAGTGGTAATTTTATATGGAATACAGAAATTTCATTGCCACGAATATACGAACCTCTACCAAAAAGTGACTACACAAAACAGTTGATTTCCAAACAGTTAAGGTCATTCTACAGTAACATTGAAAATTGTGAAAAAAGAATGAAACGAGTACAGGAACAACATTTGACAAAAAAATATGACCGGTTTAAAGATGTAGTAATTGTTGATGAGGATGTTGATAAGTATATTCGTGTTTTAAAAAATAATACGAACAATACCGAATATGTTCGCATCGTCATTGATAATAAAAGAATCACAACTTTTGTAGGAAAACATGAAAAAATAGAAGAAACAATAAATAGAGCAAAACAATTTATATTAGAAATGAAAGAGTGGCAACGTAGCCAAATTGCGGGAATTTCTTTAGAGCCTCATACTACCACCCCATAATGGAAACATAATGGGGGAACACGGTTAATTGCCGTACCCAATGGTAAAAAAGTATAGGGATTAGACAATCCGCAGCCAAGCTCCTAAGTCCGTTATGATAGGATATGGAGAAGGTTCAGAGACTAGACGGTTACGGGTCTTATATGAAGGTTTAATCAACCGGATAAGGCACAAGGTATAGTCCGGCTTCCATGGAGACATAGAAGATTTTCGGAAATGAATTTACATATGCCTCAGGATGAAGAGTCCGAGGCAGAATTAAAAAATTTGGCAGCAGTGCCATACCAAATAATTAGTCCAGCTAATAATGCGTCTATTGTTGGTGTGTTCCAAGATTCATTGCTTGGAGCATATCGATTTACAAGACCAGATATAAAATTTAATCAGCTGGACGCTATGAACTTATTAATGTCCTTTAACAAAATAAACACAAGTGCTTTAAAGAAATCAAAAGAAATAACTAGTTTTGAAATTATGTCACAAATAATGCCACCATTAACTATGAAATTTGGTAATAAATGGTTTGAAGATAGTGGAGAAGAGTATAGTAAATCCAACCATGTTGTGGAAATCGTGGCTGGAAAATATGTCCGCGGACAGATGGAAAAGAGTGTTCTTGGTTCAGGTGGTAATGGACTATTACAGCGTGTATGTAATTACTTTGGAAATATGGCAGCTGCGGATTTCGTTGATAATTTGCAAAATGTAGTAACTGAATACATGAAGACAAGCTGTTATAGCGTTGGTATTAGTGATTTAATAGCTGATAAGAGTACGAACGAAAAGATTGCGGATACAATCACAAATAAAAAGAAGGATGTGAAAAATCTTATAGACCAAACACATCTTGGTATTTTTGAAAACAAAACAGGTAAATCTAATCAAGAAGAGTTTGAAACTCAAGTAACAAATATATTGAATAATGCTACAAACGAGGCCGGTAAAATTGGTCGTGAGAGTTTGGAAAAAGGGAATCGTTTTGTCATTATGGTCAATGCTGGTTCAAAAGGTAGTGATATTAATATTTCTCAGATGATCTCTTGTTTAGGTCAACAAACAGTAGATGGTAAACGAATTCCATATGGTTTTGAAAATCGTACATTACCACATTATACAAAATACGATGACTCTCCAGTTGCTCGTGGTTTTGTTGAAAGTTCATTTATATCTGGTCTTTCGCCTGAAGAATTATTCTTCCACGCAATGGGTGGTCGTGTCGGTCTTATTGATACAGCTGTAAAAACTTCACAGACTGGTTATATTCAGAGAAGACTTATTAAAGGACTAGAAGATTTAAAAGTCGAATATGACATGACTGTTAGAAATAACAAACAAAGAATTGTCCAGTTCAGTTACGGAGACGACGGAATAGATACAGTTCGTGTTGAGAATCAAGTACTTCCTATTGTCGCCATGTCATTAGAGGAATTGTACGCACATTATCATATTCCAAGTGAAACCGATAATAATAATGTATTTATGATTACCTACACAAAAGGAGCAACAAATCGTATGAAAAAACAGAATGATGAATTGGTAGTCAAAACCCAAGGATATATTAATTATATGATTGAAATGCGTGATAAAATCGTAGACAACATATTTCATAACACATTT